AATGCGCGTCTTGTACTGCTCACCGTTGATCAGGACAATGTCGCCATTTTCCAATGGTTTCATGTTGTGCAGTCTGTCACGATGGGCAATGTCTGCCTCGCTGTAATGGCCTTGCAAGCAGGACGAATGTTGCAGGGCCCAATAAATGCCGTCGTCGTTTTTCTTATAGCCTTGGTACAAGCTTGCGTCGCTGTATATACCGCGCATGCGTGGCAGGTTAATTGTGAACATATTGTCGCGGTCGCCTGTGTGGAGTGATGGTGTGAGGGTTTGCATGGTTTGTTCCTTTAGGGGTTTGGTTTACTTACACTATCATGGTCATTTGGGGGTGAATTAGATCAGCACTAGACGATCGTCTAGGTGGATCGCGTGATGTTATATATTAGTGCAATGACGCTAGACAGGCAGATCGGCCTCGCGTGCGCATTGGTAATGCGAATCATTCTCATTGACGTTTCATGCACATTGCCGCGTTGGCATGCTTTTTGCTATTAGCAACATACGTGCCACTGTGCCTTGGCATGCTTCTTGCTATTAGCAACATACGTGCCACTGTGCCTTGGCATGCTTCTTGCTATTAGCACAATGCGTGCCATGTCCACGTTGGCATGATACTTGCTTGCCTCGCATACTGTACCCAGTGGGGTATGCGCCTCGGTGCCTACTATACCCAGTAGGGTATGATGCTATACTGGGTAGGGTATGCGCGATACCCCATAGGGTATGAGGGGGCGTTGTTTTTTAGCGACACCCCATTTAGGGTCCCATCGGACTACGGGGGCGGGGGGCCCCCACAGACAGCAAGTTTTTGCAATTTCTGTATATTTTTACAAAACAGTTGGTTTGTTAACATTTATGTGTACATATACCCCCGGGGGTATATAGACCCTGCTGTTAGTGTGGGTATTTGTAACACCCTAGACCTCATAGTTTTAAAACTGTATACCTTAGTACTCATGTTGTTCAGGGTGTTCAGGGTGTCGGGGTCATATCTCTATATTTTATTTTTTTTTTTTTTTTTTTTTTTTTTTTAAAATAATAAAATAAGATTGAACAGCCCGACACCCTGAACAAAACACCGATTTCTGGGTCATATACCCCCCACCCTAAACCGGGGCGCAATCAACCACATTCATGGGTAATTAGGGTTAGACATGGGAATCGACGCACGTACCCCCATTCCCACCACTGCCGGATGGCAGTTAGCGAGGTTTATCAAACCGGGGGATGAGGTTTTTGATTACACGGGCCTGCCCGTCATGGTTGTTTCTGTTCAGGAGTACACGCCGGTGGTGTGTCATAAGATCTGGACCAAGGACGGCCTGACGTTGGTGGTGGATAGCCGTACCGGCATTCCGGTGTACGACAGCAAGGCGTTCCTGACACTGTCCAAGTGGGGGCGCAAGGTCCCGTCCAGAGAAGAGTACAACCTCCCCATCTACGCGCCACAGAACCTAGCCACCATAGACACGGGTTGGTGCAGGATGCCAACGTGCTACCCAATCAGGCCCGACGCCAAGCCTCTACCCCTCCACCCCTACGACCTAGGCGTATGGATCGGGGACCCACACAGGGACAAGCGCACCCACGTAACCTCCAAGCTGATTGAGAGTTACGGCAAAATACCAGACCACATTCCAGAAGAGTACCTGTTCGGGTCCTTTGAGCAACGACTGGCTATACTCCGGGGGGTATGCGCCTCACGGCCTAGGTGCCACAGCCGCATTTCGGCAAAGTTCAGGTTCTACATTAAGGACCTGAGACTATTCAGGTCAATCCACAACCTGACAGAATCCCTTGGAATCAGAACAGAGATAGCGCAACACCAACACCAGTACTACATGATGTTCAGGACCAACTTAAAACTGGTTGAGGACCAGACCCCGGTCCGCAGACCCCAGTACGAAGAGATGCGCAGGATTACCCATGTTAACAAAGTGGACATTAGGCCCTGCATGCACATCAAGACCGCGGACCCCAACAACACGTTTTTAGTGAGTGAAGGGTACCTAACAGTATGCCTATGAACGACACACAGCAAAAGCTACTCAAGGCGTTTGCAGACCAAAACAGGGGATGGCCCAAGGAGCAACTGGACTTGGCGCTGTGGCGTGTGAGGTGGGAGCTAACGGCACTACCACACCAACAAGAGCCAGAGGACGGGGAGTATGACACGTTCTTACTTTTAGCCGGCCGGGGTTCGGGCAAGACCCACACCGCGTCAAACTGGCTTGGACTAAGGGCGGCGATCTACGACAAGACGCGCTGGTTGGTAACGGCACCAACGTCCAACGACATTCGGGCAACGTGCTTCGAGGGTGACTCAGGCCTCTTAAACATCATACCCCCGTCACTGGTCAAGGACTACAACAAGTCGCTGTTTGAGTTGACGCTAAAGAACGGAAGCATGATCCGCGGCATCCCGGCGTCTGAGCCAGAGCGCTTCCGGGGTACACAGTGGCACGGCATGTGGGCAGACGAGTTGTGTGCGTTCGAGTACATTGACGACGCGTACGACCAAATTCAGTTCACGTTGCGACTGACAGACCCGCGCATAGCGCGTGTGCAGTCGATCATCACCACCACACCCAAGCCGCTGGAACTTATCACAGACCTGAACGAGGGCAAGGTGGGCGGTGACGTGTACGTGTCCAGAGCCTCCTCATACGACAACAGGTCAAACCTGTCAAGTACGTTCTTCAAGCAGTTGGAAGCGTACGAGGGCACAGACCTAGGACGTCAGGAGATTTACGGTGAGATCTTGGACCCAGAGAACGCGGGTATTGTCAAGCGTAAGTGGTTCAAGAATTGGGCCGCGCACAAACCAACGCCGACCTTGGAGTACGTGCTGGTGTCGTATGACCCAGCCACCAGCGAAAAAACACACAACGACCCGACCGCGTGCATCGCGTTGGGTGTGTTCGAGCAAGAAGATTTTGCGACAAGTTGCATTTTGCTGGACGCATGGGACAACCACCTGTCGTACCCTGAGTTAAGGCGCAAGGTGATCGAGGACTACAAGGAGGTTGTGTACGGCGCAGACAACACCTTTGCCAAGGGCAAGAAAACCGACCTCATTTTGATGGAAGATAAGTCCGCAGGTATCTCATTGATCCAAGAACTACAGGCCGCGCACCTGCCGGTAAGGTCATACAACCCCGGAAGAGCCGACAAGGTGCAGAGGATGAACATTGTGGCGCCGCTAATCGCAAAAGGTCGAGTGTACGTGCCAGAGGACCCCGAAAACCCGGGCGAGGTGGCCCCGTGGGCCAAGCGTTTCATCAGGCAGGTGTGTTCTTTTCCCGAGGCCAAGGGCCACGACGACTACGTTGACGCACTTTCACAGGCCCTCAGGGTCCTGCGCGACTCAGGTTGGCTCCAGTTGGACCCACTGCCGGCGCGAGACTACGTGCATGCAGACGACATAGCGCGAAACAGGGTGAATAACCCCTACGCCGCGTGATTTTCGGGCACAAACACCCTCATTTATGGGTGATTGGTTATAGAAGGTATCCATAAAATTAAAAATTCCAATGCTAAACCCAATTAAAACCCCCACACAGATGATGTACGAACAGGCCAACCTGCCACATTACGGTACTGGCGGTAAAACTGGCGTTATTGAGCAGTTTGCAAGCCGAATTCAAGACGCAATTCGCAAATACACAAAAGCTGTAGGCCATCCCCCGTCTGCAGAAGAAGTAAAACAGCTAGAGGACCACGTTCGGTCGCTTTCTCAACCAACAGGCAACGCGCCGCAGACAATGGCGCGCATGCAACAACAAACGCCGTTCTCAAACCAGCTTGTAGACCAAGGTGGTCGTCCTTATTCAACAGCAACAAGCCCCACAGGCCAAGTAATCACACCAGAGCGCGCAAAAGGTGTGGCAACACGCGAGTCAGTGGGTCCTTACCAAGATTTACCAAGCCAGTTTGGCATGGCACCCGCAAACATCAAGGCGCGTGCATATCCAAAGGGTCAGTTTCAAAACGCGTTTCCAGAAGACGAGTTCATGTCAATGGCCAACACGGGCCGCACAGGCAACCGCACATGGAACAAGTCATTCACACCCTCAACAGAAGAGTTGGCAACGCGCCAGCAGTTGGGTGAAGAGGCGATGACACTGTCAGACGACGCAATGGGTGGTCTTGATGCCCTGCGTAAAACCGAGGGCGACATCCCCCAGATGACCAGCGCAAGCGAGCCGTTTGCCACACGCGCGGCTTCAATGGAAGCGCCCGGAATGGACAAACTGACAGACGAGATGCTGTTGGGCAAGCACGGCGCGTTGGTGGACAAGGTTGTGGCTGACTTCAAGGCCCGCGGCATTGAGCCAGACCAAGAAGACATTGTGAACGCGATCAACGCAATGATCAACCCCATGCGCCACAACTACACCGGCATGAACCCGATTGCTCAACGCCCTGTGCAGGGTCGTGGCCCTGCAACGGCAGAGATGCAATCATGGCGCGACGAGGCCCGCATGTCTGGTCTGCCAGAGACGGTGGTGACTAAGCACCCAGATGATTGGAAAGCACAACACCAGCGCGATTATTTGCTGGACACAACCCCCGAGCAACGCGCACCGTTTGCGCAAGACTGGCAGATGCAAGAGTTAGAAGACAAGCGTCGCCGTGCGGCGGCGGCTGTTCAAGGTAAAGCCGCAGGCGGCATGATGTACTCTCCCCGCGACATGCAGGCGGAGATGATGGTCCGCGGCTACGCTGGTGGTGGACAAACACAACAACCCACAATGGAAGAGTTGACAAATTACATTCGTGGTGGCGGTTCAAGAATGGACAACTCGGCTGACGAGGCAATGATGCAAAACTATGAGCGCCGTCAACCTTCAGCAAGCGAGTACAAAGCGTCTCCTAAAGAACGTATTTCTTCATTGGGCCAAGACTTTTTAGAAAGACAAGGCATGGGTCGATACAAGGCGCGCAAGATGGCCGACACGGTAATTGGTGGACGAGACAGCAACCTACCCGGTGGTTTTGGTTTGGCAGACATTGCCATGTTGCACCCCGCTGGCGCAATGGCCATGGCGCCTATGTACGCCGCAGAAACAGGACACTACATCGGAAAAGGCGAGCCAGTTAGCGCGGGCATGAGCTCGTTAGGCATGTTGCCCATGGCCGGACCAATCCGTAAAGCATACAGAGGCTTTAACCAATAATGCAACCTATCATCCCACTCCAAAAGGGCGGTAACCTGTCCGCGTTGTCGTTTGCTGAAGACGAGACGACAAAAGAAGTAGACACAGAAAAAGAAATCCAAGATCTGGCCAACGCGCTGGACTTGGACATGGACGACGTAGAGTCCGAGGTTATTGAGTTGGAGGACGGGTCCGTTGTGGTGAACATGACGGAGGTTGAAAAGCCGTCACAAAACCCAGAGTTTTACGCCAACTTAGCCGAAGAGATGGACGAGTCCATTCTTGACAGTTTAGCGTCCGAGTACCTCGACCTGATTGAGGTGGACCGTGAGTCGCGCAAACAGCGTGACAAACAGTACGAAGAGGGCATTCGCCGCACCGGTCTGGGCAACGACGCCCCCGGTGGAGCAACGTTTGACGGCGCGTCCAAGGTTGTGCACCCCATTATGGCAGAGGCCTGCGTTGACTTTGCGGCAAACGCGTGCAAAGAGTTGTTGCCGGCAGACGGCTTGGTGCGCACATACATCAAAGGCAAAGCTGACCAACAGCGTTTGGAGACAGCACAGCGTAAGGCTAACTTCCTGAACTGGCAGTTGACCGAACAGGTTGAAGAGTACCGCGACGAGATGGAGCAGTTGTTTACTCAGCTTCCCCTTGGCGGCTCACAGTATCTCAAATGGAGATGGGACAAGGACCTCAACCGTCCAGTGCCTGAGTGGGTTCCAATTGACAACGTGCTGTTGCCGTTTGCGTCTACTAATTTTTACTCAGCCGCGCGCGTAACGGAACAGCAAGACATCACCGAAGATATGTTCAAGCAACGTGTCGAGGTTGGTGAGTACCGCGACATTGAGATATACACCTCTGACCTGTTGCCTGAGAACCAGACACAGTCCAAAAAGGCCAACGACAAAATTGAAGGTCTAACAGAGCCAACCAAGAACGTAGACGGCCTGCGCCGTGTGTACGAGATCACGGTGTTCCTGCGTTTGGAAGACGACCCGTTGACAGACGGCAAGCGCGCACCCTACGTTATGACGGTGGACGAGATTACAAGCAAGGTGGTTGCACTGTACCGTAACTGGCAGTCAGGCGACCAGCGCATGCGCAAGCTTGACTGGATGGTGGAGTACAAGTTTATTCCATGGCGCGGCGCTTATGCTATTGGCATGCCACACCTGATTGGTGGACTCTCAGCGGCCTTGACTGGTTCATTGCGCGCGTTGATGGACTCTGCGCACGTGAACAACAGCCAGACCATGTTGAAGCTAAAAGGCGGACGCATTGGTGGACAGACAGACCGCATTGAGCCAACTCAGGTCGTAGAGATCGAGGGTTCACCCGGCGTAGACGACGTGCGCAAGTTGGCCATGCCACTGCCGTTCAACCCACCGTCTTCTGTGCTGTACAACCTGTTAGGTTGGTTGACAGGCGCGGCTAAAGGCGTTGTGAAGACCAGCGAGGGTCGTATTGCCGACGCTGGTAGCAACACACCCGTTGGCACAACACAGGCGCTGATTGAGCAGGGCTCAAAAGTATTCTCAAGCATCCACGCACGACTGCACCGCAGTCAGGCTAAGAGCTTGCAGGTCTTATCACGTATCAACCACTGGTACTTGGAAGACATGGACAACCAGTCCGGTGCCGAGATTGCTGTAGAAGACTTTGAAGACAATTCAGACGTCAGCCCGATCTCTGACCCTAACATCTTCAGCGAAACACAGCGCCTGACTCAGGCTCAACTGGTAATGCAGTTGGCAGACAAGGCGCCGCAGTTGTACAACGTGCGCGAAGCGCACATGCGCGTGATGAAGTTGATGAAGGTGCCTGACATTGAGAAGGTCATGCCTAACCCACAGGGCTCGGTTGAGAGCAACCCTGCGCTGGAGAACGTGCAGATGACAATGGGCCACGCGGCCGCCGCGTTCCCAGACCAAAGTCACATCGACCACCTGAAAGTGCACTTGGCGTACATGATGGACCCCGCGTACGGCGGCAACCCGCTCATTGGTCCAAGTGTGACGCCTTTGATGTTAGAGCACATCAAGCAACACTTGACACTGCACTACCTGCAGTCAATGCGCAACTACGTGTCGCACGCCGCTGGTGGCGAGGACGCGTTCAAGTTGAACGAAGAGCGCAAGCTGGACCTAGCCGCCCAAGAGGCGCTGGCAATGGCCGCGCAGTTGGTCAACCAAGACGCGGAAAAGACGTTCCAAGGCATCAATCCAATCATCCAACAGTTGGTGCAACAGATGCAACAGGCCAAGCAGACCCAGATGCAGTCAGCGGCAATGGCAGACCCCACGTCTCAGGCTCTTATCCAGACA